GGTTTGATATAGCCGTCCTCCGGATCGTCCACCATTGGTGCAACGACTACCGGACCGTACCAGCTCTCAAAAAGAGCACGGCACGGGTCCCCGACAACGTCCTTACCGTACTTGGCGATGATGCGATTAAACATCTCACAAGCACGGTGCGGCGATGCCTTATCATCTGCCAGAAGAGATTTAACTCTTACTGGTGTGACAAGATTACCATTGAAGTAATCTTTACCACAGGACTCCCTAAAGGGTCCATGCCAGAATGACTTGTCTCTGTTGATCTTAAGACCAACATCCTCAAGTACTCGCATGACGTTATCAACGTCTCGAGTCGGGCAGATGATATCGTCTCCAAAGACGCGAACTTCGAATTGTTCGTCGTCCCGGAGCTTATTGGTGAATAAACGGTTGTAATACCGCTTATTGTTACCTTTAATGGTTGCTAAGGTTAGCGCCCAAAAGACGATCGCCTCGACGGGAAAGCATAAAGCTGACCCCATCGGAGCGAATTTCCTTAATGGTACAACCGTACCATCGGGGAACACGGTAGCCTGCGACCTGCAGGCTGCCATGGCTCTAACCCAATTCTTGGGAAAGAGCTCCTCGACAAGTCTCATCGAGACTCTGTCGGAGGCGTCTTTACAGTCAACGGTCGCCACGTCACCAAATTGTGAGCCCATACGGGCCATAAGTTGGTTTCGGGTTTGGTCGGTAAATCCGACCTGATCGTTGATGGCCGCCAGAGATGCTACACGTGTATAGATGGAATCCATCATCCCCATTTGGAGATACATGAATTCACGTGGTTCCGTGCTGATGAAGCGCGGACCACGTGAGTCCTTCTGTACGTAGACACCTCGTGCATATGGATGCTCGCAGACCTCCCACTCTTGCATGGCTTTCCAGCCATCGCATAAGTGGTTGAACCCCGCAAAGAAGTAATCCGAGTAACAAAATACAGCGTCAAGTGACGGTATGTATCTTGGAGGCTCGGACCATCTAAGCCAGGGTTTGGTCTTACAAGCTGAAGCTCCGGAGCCATGTCCGGGTTGAATATTGAGGGGGTTTAAGCCTCTCAGCAACCTGCGGATTATGGAGCGTGCCGTGTGGCACACTGAGCTTCGCACCTCTTTTCGGAGGAGGTCGTTTGACAGCGATAACCACTCGCGACCCTCAACGGGTCGTCTGTGAATGTCCCCACTTACGTGAAGGACACCATCTTTGTCATAGACCTTATATTCCTCCGAGAAGGGCTGACTATCTTCGAAGTCAGCCAACTCCTTTTCGTTTTGGATAAACGTATCCATCACGTATCGAGTTTGGTCATCAGTATATGGTACCTCTAGTTTGTAGAAGAGAGCTGAAAGCTGTCTAATACAATCTATAGCACCCGTGTATGATATATCACTAACTATTGGCATGGTGCCAACAGGAGATAGATCGTCCCAGAATCGTAAGGTTCCGTCTTCTGTAAAGAGGACTTGCCAAGCTTTTCGAAGGAACAACGGGTAGACACACCCTGGACACCTTTTGAATCCGTCGATCTCTACTAGGCGACCAGTCCTCATGGACTGGTCTAAAGCTTTGTAGAGACGCGGCAAGGTGGTGGTCAGGTAGGGAATGCCTTCAGCCAACACGCGTTGATTAAATACCTCAATATCTCGAGGTCCAACGTACGCTGACAGTTCTGTGTCGTTTGCAAGTAACCTCCACACGGAGGCAAGTCTATCATGTTTCATAATGAGACGTGATTTGACACACTATGTCCAAACACACAGTACCTATGAAGGTATGTGGCTATATCTCCACTCGGAGACATAGTCTACTTCGTTCGCCACTTACCGGTAAACCGGTAGAGAACAAACATGATAATAGCAGCCAACAACTCGAGACCAGTGGAATCGAGTTTATCAACTGCCTTGGAGGCTACGGAGCCTCCTGCCGACACAAGGTCGGTCATATCATTGTTCTCGCGGACGGTATAATAACCGTTCGCTGGTGGGAGCAATTCATCGTCGTTCATATTGTTATATGAATGATGGTAGTGAGGGCAGGATTACAACCTGCCAAACCAATTAATTAATTGGACTCGCCTACGAGGGCATCGCGGACATCTGTGACCGCGAGGAACTCCTGAATTGTCTCAAGAACCTCATCTGCTTCGGCCAGTGTGCTGAGGCCGTCACGCTGGAGTACGAGGTTAGCCTGCAAGGGCTTCACGTACTTTCCGGTAACGGCATCCAACACTGGTTTTCTGACCTGGATGAGGGTTCGAACGACACCAGACTTTGTGGTTTCGTGCGACACGCGAAGTGTCGGACGACCTGCAAGGTCACTGTTAGGCGACGGCGCATAAAAGATCGAGGTCGACCCAAGGGTCTGTTTCGGTCCATATACGACGTCGGCTGCGGGACTCCCTACATTGAGGGTAATGGTGCTTGGTAGCATGTCTTTATCACTTGTTGTTATCAATTTCGATAGTAGCCAGTGCCGAAGAACATTGTGTTCCGCGTAATACACCGGGTTATAAACTATCTGGCCATGGGAATTACTTCCCTGGTGCTGATGAACCCCGTCCAAAAACGGAATAAACCAACTCCATAATCGTCCAAACCTGGCTAAGGTTTGGAAGAGACACTTGGGGGTAATTAATACCCCCCGCGCCTAGCCAAAGACTATTGTCTGGCGTACGCGTGTAGGAATCGATCGTTAATGTCCCGGTCACCCTGGCTGGGGCCTTGACTCGATTCCAATGGCTGGCAAGGTATCCAGCATCCATGTCTACATAACCAGTAGACACTGCTGTCTCCTTCACGGAGAATCCTGACGCTAATATCGAAGTTTCGAGGGTCACTTGACCTTTCGAGTCGAACTGCGCTAGGAATGATGACACGTCACTAAAATAGTCGACAACAAAGCTAAATGGGAGTAATTCCCACGTTGCCTGTCGCCAACCAGTGACGTTAAGCATGTCAAAGAACACCGCCTCATCTCTGTCGTTTCCGAACGTGGTTAGCCTTTTCAGGCGCCCATCGAATTCGTCAGAAAGTGCGAATCTTTGACTTACCATTGCCCAGACGGTCACAATCCGGTCGTATACGTGCGTAGCTCCCCACTCATATTGAGTATAAGGGTAGCCCGTTTTCGTATGTGACTTGGAACTGTTAGCGTCTGCCCTGCCATAAACCCGAAAAGGTGTCCCCTCTTCAAGTCTACGTATTGTTTGGACTAACTGCTCCTGACTTTGCCGCATAGCCCTAAGATCTGAGATCAAAGGGCGGATGAAGAACTTATATAATAAGTCCGCATCTACGGCAGTGTCAACAACATCGCGAACAGTCGTGGTAGGTCGTATCGTTAATCCCCTTAGGGATTGCGGACGTGCCAACCATTTCTGCAGCGTAGCACCGACTGCTTTGAACGTGCTCGCCAGATCTCGGAGTTCTCCGAGAAAGACTGGCAAGTTAAACCGTCCAGGACGAATCTTGGATAGGTTAATCGTGTTCAATGCACGCGTTTTGAGCGTATCTACAGTAGCCATCGCTGGCCAAGTAGACAAGCCCCATTCGCATGCAACAGCAGCGCCAATAGTCGATTCCTTATACCCTGTGAGCAGTGGAGAAGAATCTCCAACTGTCTCGGACCGAACGTCGGTCAGGGGACAATTCCACGCCGTCTTTACATGACGGCAGTAATTGTAAGCCTTAGAACCACCAGATACAACATCAGTCATCGATTCAGTTACTCCCATTTTACCGGGAGGGTGAGTCGGTGCATATGATGAAGACCCAGTGTGAGTCCCGGGAGCGTACGGAGAACCCTTGAACAATTGGCTTGAAGCCGATGTGTTATTGAGTTCGTACGTGCTACTTCCGGGCAGCGAGGTTATTGTATTTCGCGTTCTAGTTCTCATAAGGATCATACGAGCACCCCCCCACCTGGGGGGG